AGAGGGGGCTTGCGTTCTATAATGATTAATGGTAAAAAATACTAGGAGTATAAATGGCAGATATAGATAAATCACTCCCGAATGTTAGACACGAAGTACAGATACCTGGTGCACAGGCACCAACTGATGTCGACATTACGGGACAATTACCGCAGCGACAACCAGTAGAAGTAACACCAGATCAAGATGGTGGTGCTACAGTTAATTTTGATCCAGGTGCCGTGAACCAGGCACAGTCAAACACGCATTTTGATAATCTAGCAGATATACTTCCAGAAACAGTTTTAGATCCAGTTGGAATTCAATTAAGACAAAATTATACAGATTATAAAATGTCTAGAAAAGATTGGGAACAATCTTACGTTAAAGGTTTAGATCTTTTAGGATTTAAATATGATAATAGATCAGAACCTTTCCAAGGAGCGTCAGGTGCAACGCACCCAGTTCTCGCTGAAGCAGTTACACAATTTCAGGCATTAGCTTACAAAGAATTACTTCCTGCAGATGGACCAGTTAGAACTCAGATTTTAGGAGTATCCAATCCTGCTAAAGAAGCTCAGTCACAAAGAGTTAAAGATTTTATGAATTATCAACTTATGGATCAGATGAAAGAATATGAACCAGAGTTTGATCAAATGTTATTTCATCTACCACTAAGTGGTTCTACTTTTAAAAAAGTTTATTATGATGATTTACTCGGGAGAGCTGTTTCTAAGTTCGTGCCCGCAGATGACCTCGTAGTTCCGTATACGGCTACCTCATTAGACGATGCGGAAGCGGTGGTCCATGTTATAAAAATTTCAGAAAATGATTTAAGAAAACAACAAGTAAACGGTTTCTATACCGATATCGAATTAACAAAACCTGTATCAGATGTAAATGCTGATAAGGTTGAAGATAAGAAAAGAGAATTAGAAGGAACCACTAACACAACTAGAGTAGAAAGCATGTACACACTATTAGAGTGTCATGTAAATCTAGATTTAGAAGGTTTCGAAGATGTTGGCAAAAACGGTGAGCCAACTGGAATAAAATTACCTTACGTCGTAACAATCGAAGAAGGTAGTATGAAAGTTCTTTCAATCAAAAGGAACTACGCGCCCAATGATCCACTAAGAAATAAAGTTCAATATTTCGTCCACTTCAAATTTCTGCCAGGACTAGGATTTTATGGCTTTGGACTCATTCATATGATTGGCGGTTTGAGTAGAACGGCAACGTCTGCTCTCCGTCAATTATTAGACGCGGGTACTTTATCTAATTTACCAGCCGGATTTAAACAGAGAGGTGTTAGAGTCAAAGATGACGCTGCACCGATACAACCAGGAGAATTTAAAGATGTTGACACACCTGGTGGTAATCTAAAAGACTCATTTGTATTTTTACCATACAAAGAACCTTCAGCTACATTATTGCAGTTGATGGGAATTGTGGTTACAGCAGGACAGAGATTCGCGTCCATTGCTGACATGCAGGTCGGGGACGGGAACCAAGGCGCAGCCGTTGGTACGACCGTAGCTCTTTTAGAACGTGGTTCAAGGGTAATGTCAGCAATCCATAAAAGAATATACTCAGCCTTAAGAAAAGAATTTAAATTACTAGCAAAAGTATTTGCTCAGTATTTACCACCCGAATATCCATATGATGTTGTAGGTGGACAAAGAAACGTTAAAGTAACAGACTTTGATGAAAAAGTAGATATTTTACCAATTGCAGATCCAAATATTTTTTCAATGTCTCAAAGACTGACACTTGCTCAAACTGGTCTACAGTTAGCAATGTCAAATCCAAAAATGCATAATTTATACATGGCATTTAGAAAAATGTATGAAGCATTAGGAATTAAAGATATAGATAGAATTTTACCACCACCAGCACCGAATGCACCTAAAGATCCGTCTTTAGAACATATCGATGCATTAGGAGGAAAACCTTTTCAAGCATTTCCAGGACAGGATCATAGAGCACATGTTACAGCTCACTTGAATTTTATGTCAACTAACATGGTTAGAAATAATCCGATGGTTATGGCTGCTTTACAGAAAAATATATTAGAGCATATTTCTTTAATGGCTGCAGAACAGGTACAACTAGAGTTCAGAGAACAGATGCAACAGATACAAATGCTTTCACAACAGGCAGCACAGAATCCACAAGCGCAACAACAGTTGCAAGAGATGACACAAAACATTGAAGCAAGAAAAGCAGTTTTGATTGCAGAGATGACTGAAGATTTTATGAAGGAAGAGAAGAAAATTACATCTCAATTTGATCATGATCCACTTTTAAAACTTAAATCTAGAGAAGTTGATTTAAGAGCAATGGAAAATGAACGTAAAAAACAAGAAATGCAGGAAAGAACTGAAATTGATCAAGCTAAATTAGTTCAAGCTAGAGATATTACAGATGATAAGCTAGAACAAGATGAAGAATTAGCAGAATTAAGAGCTGATACTTCAATTGAAAAACAAGAAATGGCAAATGAGAATAGATTGAGGCTTGCTAGAATGAAACCTAAGACAAATGGGAGTTCTAGATAGTGGTTTATACTAAAAAAGGAGCTAAAATTAAAAAAGAAATGATAAAATTATATGGAGAAAAGAAAGGTGAAAAAATCTTCTTTGCTTCCAAGAATAAAGGCACTATAAAAGATGTCTATAAAAAAAAGGTTAAATTATGATAAACTATAAAACAGGTGGAAAAGAATTTAAGATTCCTGAGCAAAAAAAGATAGTTGATCCTAGATCTAAAACTAGTATCAGAGGAAAAAACTATATTGCTAAGGGAGATGAAAATTCTGTTCCAGCAAAACAGAAAAAACCATACAAAGTTAAGTGGTATTAATATGGCATTTCCAATTTTTGGTGCACTTAAACTTGCTTTAAACGCAGGTACGCATATTTATAAAAAGCGTCAAGAGACAAAAATGGCTATGGCTGATGCACAGCACATGCACGCCGTTAAGATGTCTCGCGGCGAGGAAGCTTACCAGGGCAAACTTTTAGAGGCCCGTCAAAACGACTACAAAGACGAAGTAGTGCTTGCAATTTTAACGCTCCCAATTTTGGTGCTCGCATATGGGGTGTGGTCGGACGATCCAGCGGCTATGGATAAGATAAAAGTGTTCTTTGAACATTTCGCGGCACTGCCGACGTGGTTCACTTCACTTTGGATCCTTGTCTGCGGAAGTATTTTTGGTATTAAAGGCACTCAAATATTCAGGAATGGTAAAAAATAAAAAAATATTAAAAGACTAATGACAATTTCAAGACATAATTCTAATAAACAAGTAGAAAAAAAATTAAGTACAATAAAAAAAGATTTTACATTCCCTAAGAAGGAAAAATATATTGGATCGCATATTAAAAGCAAATTAGGTGATGAATATGCATCTAATGAAAGTTATGAGAAATATTATAAAGATTTAACATGAATCTAGAAGATGTAATTTATAAATTACAAAAAATGCTAGGAAAAAGAATCCAGGCATTGGCAATTACTGTTACTTCAGGGGTTGACAACATGGAAACTTACAAGTATATAATAGGGCAAATTAATGCACTGGAATCAGTGCGACAGGAAATCTCTAACCTGCTAAATGAGAAGGAGCAAAAAGATGGAACAGTCATCGACATTAAAGACGGAAAACCCAAAGCATAAAAATGCTTTGACGGAAAAGTACAAAGAAGAATCAGAAAAATTACCAAAACCCACAGGCTGGAGAATTTTAGTTTTACCATTCAGAATGGATGAAAAAACTAAAGGTGGAATTCTTATGGGACAAGACACATTGGATAAACAACAAGTTGCATCACAATGCGGAAACGTATTAGCGATGGGACCACAATGCTATAAGGATAAGGAAAGATATCCAGAAGGCCCGTGGTGCGTGGTTGGTGATTGGGTGATCTTTGCGCGTTATGCAGGATCACGTATACAAATAGAAGGTGGGGAAATTAGGTTGTTGAACGAAGATGAAATTTTAGCAATTGTTACGAACCCAGAAGATATCTTGCATAAATATTAACATAGGAGGAAACTATGCCAGAAGAAAATAAAATAAAGAAAGAAGATCCAAAGGTAGACTTAGATACTTCAGGACCTGAAGTAGATGTGTCTCTTCCAGAGGAAAAGAAGGAAGAAGTACCAGAGATCACGGAACAGGAAACGAAAGAAACAGAAGTAAAAGAAGTAAAAGAAGAACCAGTTAAAGAAGAAGATACAAAGCTGGAAGAATATAGTAGAGGCGTTCAATCACGTATTTCTAAACTTACTCGTAAGATGAGAGAAGCAGAACGTAGAGAAGGTGCCGCTGTTGAATATGCTCAAGCTTTAGAAAATCAAAGAAGAAAAGATCAGTCTCAATTTAAAAAAATGGATACTGATTATTGGTCAAGATTTGAGAAAAATGTAAAAACAGGAATGGAGTCTGCTCAAAAAGAATTAGCAAGCGCCATTGAATCTGGTGATGCAACTGCTCAAGTTGAAGCTAATAAAAGAATTGCCTCATTAGCATTTGAAAATGCTAAATTAGAGCAAAGAAAGTCGGAACCTGTTGAAGAGGAGAGACCTGTTCAACAACTTTCAGACGGTGGAAGATTACCACAGCAAACACCACAGGAACTACCTGATCCTGATCCTAAAGCGGAAGAATGGGCTAGTAGAAACACATGGTTTGGCAAAGATAGAGCCATGACCTTTACTGCTTTTGAAATCCATAAGGATCTAGTAAATGAAGGATTTGATCCTAAATCGGATAATTATTATGTAGAAGTTAATAAAAGAATAAAAGTTGACTTTCCACATAAATTTGCTATAGGTGGTGATGTAGAGCATTCGTCCAAGCCCGTACAGTCGGTGGCTTCAGCTCAGAGAAGTGTAAAACCTGGACGCAAAACTGTGAGACTCACTTCCTCACAAGTAGCAATAGCTAAAAAATTAGGAGTGCCACTCGAAGAATACGCAAAACAAATAAAACTCACGGAAGGAGCGTAACATGAAAAAAGAAGATACAAAAACCTCACGTGCGAGTCAAACACGGCAAGAAACTGAAAGGCCAAAAGTGTGGACTCCTCCATCATCTCTAGATGCACCCCCTGCACCTGATGGATTCAGGCACAGATGGATACGGGCAGAGAGTTTAGGGTTTCAAGACACTAAAAATATCTCTGGAAGATTAAGAT